CCACCAACCATAAGATGCCAGCCATGAACCAACATGAGAGGCATCTATGTCACAACCAAGCCAATTCGACATCGCCCGCGCCATGCTTAAAGTGCACGAAGGCTTGCGCTTAACCGAATACACCGACACCACAGGTCATGCGACCATCGGTTACGGTTGGAACTTAGACGCAAAGTCTTTGCCAACTGGGTATGGCACGCTGGTCGATGGGAAAATCACCATCACGGCAAGCGAAGCCGAAAGCCTGCTGAATATGAGCATCGCAACCCACTGGATGGGATTAACCAACGCACTGCCTTGGGTTTTAACACTGGACGAATGGCGGCAAGCCGTGTTGCTCGATATGGCGTTTAACCTTGGTATTAATGGATTGCTCGCATTCAAAAAGACGTTAGGTTATGTCGAAAACGGACGTTTTGGCAATGCCAGCGAGGGCATGATCCACAGCAAGTGGGCGACACAGGTTAAGCGCAGGGCAGGCGTACTGAGCGATATTATGCTCAATGGCAAAATGAACAACCACTATATGCTTGAGTATGGTCTTGGCGGATGGGAGCATTATTGATGGGCGATTACGAAGATATCCGCAGCGATATGAAACTGATTAAGCGAGACGTTGAAAACCTGAGTTCTGGCATTAAAGATCTTGTTGTTGCGATTAAAGAGAATACTAAAGAACACCATATATTGTCTTTGTCATTAAAAGACATTAATGCTAAAACGGATGCGCTTGATGCATCGTGCAGACGTGCCCACGAGCGCATGGATAAGTCGGATGCCTTAAAAAATACGCTCATTATGGGTATCTTAAGCGCGATTATCATGGCGGTTCTTGGGCTCGTCATGAAGGGAAGCGTTTAACATGCCGCCCGTTGCCGCCTTTATCCCCATTATCGGTCAGATTATAGACAAGCTATTTCCAGACGAAACAAAAGCTAATGAAGCCAAGTTAGAGCTTGCCAAGCTACAACAGCAAGGTGAATTACAGCTGATGCTGGGGCAGATACAGATCAATAAAGCAGAGGCGCAAACTGGCAGTTTGTTTATTGGTGGATGGCGACCCGCTGTAGGTTGGATTTGTGCCATTGCATTGGCATACGAGTTTGTTTTGATGCCTTTGTTTGCATGGGCAAGCTTAAATTTTGGCTGGCAATCACCGCCGCATTTAGTCATGGATGGCTTAATGGAACTGGTGCTTGCTATGCTCGGTGTTGCAGGCTTGCGAACGGTCGAAAAAATCCAAGGGGTAGCAAAATGAGTACACCAGCAGAAACACGACTTGCGCTTTATCAGCAAGCTTTAGACGACCTTGCCACTGGCAAGCGCGTGGTCGAAGTGGTTAACGAAGGTGAGCGGGTACGTTTTTCCGATGCCAATATCGATCAGCTACGTAAGTTGGTACAAACATCGAAACAAGAAGTGATTGCAGCGCAAAAAGCGAAAAAGAGCAAAATACAATACCTAGGATATGGTGGTCGAGAATGAAAATCCTGAGCGGTTTACGAAATCTTTTTAACCCCAAAGCCCAATACGATGCGGCAAAACCGCCCGTGCGTCGCAAGGCGGCGTGGGATTACACCAGCGCCAGTGCCAACGGATCAACCACACCTTATTTGCCAGCACTCAATAACCGTGTTCGTGCGGCGGTTCGCAACGATGCGATTGCTGCAAGCGCTTTGAATAACAAAGTCAGTAATTTGATTGGCACTGGCATTACCCCGCGTCCGATGACCAAAGACAAGGCGCTACGGGCGCAGTTGATCGGGCTATGGGACGAATGGAGCACCGAGTGCGATAGCGCAGGCGTGTTGGACTTGTTCGGCATTCAGTCACTGGTAGCGCGGTCGTTTTACGAAAGTGGCGAGGTGTTTATCCGCTTGCGCCAACGCTACCAAGATGATTTAGAAGTGCCACTGCAACTACAAATTATCGAAAGCGAGCAGGTCAGCCGTAAAAACGAGGACTTGGGCAACGGCTTTGTGATCCGATCTGGCATCGAGTACAACCCCATCGGTCAGCGTGTTGCCTATTGGATTCATCCAAGCCATCCTGGTGATAGCAATATTCCGAGCAAGGACAAAAAAGACAATGAGCCAAAGCGCGTGCCCGCGTCCGAAGTATTGCACGTCTTTAAGCCATTGCGCCCTGGGCAAGACCGTGGGGTGAGCATTTTTGCGCAAATATTAGGCAAGCTCGAAAGCCTTAACAAGTTTGATGATGCGCTGCTATTCCGTCAAGAAATGGCGAACTTGTTTGTGGCGTTCATTCGTAAAAATCCCGATATTGCGCCCAATATCGAGTTAGAAGATGGCAGCACCATCAATGCGGCGGACATTGTCGAAGAAACTATGCTCAAACCAGGTGCGACACGCGAGCTTGATCCAGGTGACGATGTGCAATTCAGCAGCCCACCAGACGCGGGCAGTAATTATCCAGACTTCACGCGCCAACAATTGCGCTACATTGCCACGGGTACTGGCATCCCCTACGAGCTGTTGTCTGGCGACTTTAGCCAAGTAAACGACCGCACCATGCGTATCGCGCTTAACAACTTTAAGCGTCAGCTTGAACAGGATCAGTGGCAACACATCATTGCCCAATTCTTAAAACCGTTACGCAAGGCTTGGCTAGATAACGCCATCTTGGCAGGGCATATCGACATCAGTCGGCGCGACGAGGCGAAAAAAACCAAGTGGGCACCACATGCCCATCCGTACATTCACCCCGTGCAAGATATTCAGTCTCACATTATGTCGATGGATGCGGGCATTAAATCGCTACAAACAACTAAGCTAGAAATGGGCTACGACTTAGACGAATCTGAAGAGCCAACATAAAAATCCATTTGCAGTCCCCGTTTTGCCCACTTTTGTGGGTTTTTTTATGGACGTTTTTTTCTGCACAGGTTTTTAACCTTACCAACCACGACAATGATACCAACCGAAAAAGGGAGGGCTTTCATGCCGTGGTTTAATATCAAAGCACAAGCTGCCAACGCAGCCGTTGCCGACATTAGCATTTAGGAGCCGATTGGCAGCTGGGATTTAACCGCTGCTCAGTTTATTGGGCAAGTAAAAGCATTGGGCGATGTGTCACAAATCAATCTCGACATCAACTCGCCTGGTGGTGATGTGTTCGAGGCGATTACCATTTTTAATTATTTAAAACGCCATCAGGCAAACGTGACTGTGACAGTTGGCGGTGTGGCTGCCAGTGCTGCCAGTTTAATTGCTATGGCTGGCGATACCATTATCATGCCTAACAACACCATGATGATGATTCATAATCCTTGGACGTTCGCCATGGGCAATAGCGACGACTTGCGCGAACAAGCTGACTTACTAGACAAGATCGGCTCTTCTTTATTCAATACCTACCAATCTCGTACTGGCATGGATGAAGAAGCGTTAAAAGCCATGTTGGCAACCGACACTTGGTTAACCGCCGATGAGTGTTTGGCGAACGGATTTTGCGACCAAGTCGTTGACCCGATCATCACCGCAAAGGCAGGCTTTGATGTGAGCAAATTCCCAGCGCAAGCACAAGCCGTCTATGCGCAAGCGCAAGCCAATATCGAACCAGAAACGGATGCCGATGTTGACGAAGCACTAGGCGATGGGTCAGAGCCAGAGCAAGCACCAGAAACACCTTTGACCGACATCGATGATGATGACGCAATGGAAGCACTTGCCAAACAGGTCGAGTCAGATATTTTGGCTTATGCCAAAACGGTCGTTGAGTTGTGTATTTTGGCTGGCATGGCGGACAAATCGGCTGGCTTTATTAAAAACTACACACCGATCGATGCGGTGCGCACGCAATTGCTTGTAGCAAAAGCGAACGCGCAGCAGCCGATCAACCCAAGTCAGACAACAGACTTAAAGTGGTCTGCAATGACGCTAACCCAAAAATCGACACTCATTCGCCTCGACCCAGTCGAAGCATCTCGTTTACAACAATTGGAGCATTAAACCATGGCTGAAACCCGTTTAGCGGACATTATCGTCCCAGAAGTATTTTTACCTTACGTTAAGCAAGAAACGATGCAAAACTCTGCATTGTTTACCTCTGGCTTAGTGCAAGAAGACAACCGCGTTGCCGTCGGTACGCGTGCTGGTGGTGAAACGGTGCATATGCCGTTTTGGAATGACCTAGAAGGCGATGCCGAAGAAATCAGCGATCAGCGCGATTTGACCGTTGGCAAGTTAAGCACAGGTCAGGATATTGCAGCCGCGCAATACTTAGGTAAGGCGTTCGGTCATAACGACTTGGTTGGCTTGTTGGCGGGCGACGATCCTGCGGGTGCCGTTGCGGGCGGTGTGGCTAAGTTTTGGGAACGTAATATGCAAAAGCGTATTATTGGCAGCCTAAACGGTGTCTTTGCAAGCGCAACCATGGCAAGTAATTTGTTAGATATTTCGGCTGGTGCTGGTTCGGCTGCTGTCATCGACAAAATGAGTTTTGCCGATGCGCAATTTAAGCTAGGCGACCAGTTTGGCTCTTTGAGCGCGGTTGCGATGCACACGCATACCTACGCGAAACTTTACAAGGATGACTTGCTTGATACCATCAAACCATCAGAGGGCGCACCTTACACAACCTACCAAGGCAAGCGCGTTTTTATCGATGATACCTTGCCTGTGGTTGGCGGTGTATACACCACTTACTTATTCGGCATGGGCGCGATCGGTTATGCCGAGGGCACACCCGCAGAGTTGGCATTAGAGTTCGACCGAAACACGTTGGGCGGTTACGACGTGATGATTATGCGTCGTTTGATGGTGTTGCACCCACGCGGCGTGAAGTACACAGGCGCAAAAATTAGCGGTGGTAACGCAACCAGTGGTCGCCCAACCATTGCTGATTTAGAAACGGCTGCTAACTGGACGCGCGTGTACGACCCGAAAAACGTGCGCATCGTTGCCATGAAGCACAAGGTAGCCTAATCATGGGGATGCTATCGTTTCGTAGCCAAAAGGTAGGCGCGAAAGCGCCTGCCAAGGGCAATAAAAACAAGGGCAATGCGGGGGTAGTCGCTGCTGATACAGCAGAAACAACGACTGATGCACCTATTGCCGAACAACCGACGGAAGCACCAACCGATGCACCCGTCGATCAGTAATCAAGCCGCCACCGCCTTGCTGAACACGCTGGGCGAGACGGTAACCATCAACGGCTTGCCAG